GCTGTCGCTTCATGCTGTCTGATCTCTTCACGCTGGACCCGGATCACTCCGGCTTGGGCCTCACGCAGTGACTCCAATGCAGTCGCACGTCTCTCCGATGCGTCGAGTTCCTGCTGGAGCATCGTCACCATACTGAGCAGAACAACGTTCGAGGTCGAAGGGTCCATGGTTACACTTGTGGGTTACTTGGCAAATTGAAGAATGACCAAGGTTACTCCACGACAGTGTACCCCGTACACTTTCCATCCACTCCGTCCCCCCCTTGCAAGAGGGGGACCATACACTGTTGGGTACATTGATATACTCTATAGTATAGAGTATCCAAGTCAAATCCATACTATATAGGAATTTGTATGTATACGTATGTGGACCACACAACGTATAACGTATACTTCAACGTATATAACCTAACCCTAATAAATAACCATAGCGTAGCGAAGGTAAAAAAAACCTAAGAACATATACGTTCCAGATCACAACACCGACTGGACGGTCAATCTAAACCGTCCGAGGGCGACGCGTGGTTAGCCACCGCAGCGCAGCGGAGGTTGGCGGGCGCGTGCCCATCGGACAAACCCCTTTTCCGATGCACACTTACCCACCGCCGAAGGCGGCGATCAATTACTCCAACCAACGGACAGGCAAACAATATTCAAAATACACTATCGTAAAGCATACGGACCCGCGTAGAGCGGGTTCAAGACCAATCATCCAAAAAGTCGAGGATCGGTAGATCGTCGATCAAACCCACTGACGACACTTCTGATTCTTCTGATTCTTCGACACATACTTCTGGAGGAGCGTTAAACCAAGCAGCGCGGAAATTGGCTCTCTGGATTTCTTCCGGGAACTTGATGACCGTGAATCGTCGCTTGATTGGTTCCAGATCTTCGACTCTAGTGAAGCATTGGTCTGGCGTGTAATTCGACAACACAATGATCTTCTTTGGGCGTAGTTTCTGGAGCACACCGCCTTTGATCTCCCCGGTAAACGGGTAGCGATCAGCCCACTTCTTGAGGGCTTGCGCTGTTAACGTGCTGTCTGGAGACCATTCTTCGATGGCTACAACTGCCTCGTGCCGGTAACCGTCCCACCATTTGTTGATGGACTTCGCGAAGTGAGTTGGGTAAAGTGCCCAAAGTGCACGGGATTTACCCGTTCCAGACGGCCCAACCCACCACTCGTGAAGCAGTTCCCCGTCGAGCGGAGCAGTGACGGGGGCGTATAGGGACTCGAGTCTTGGCTTGTAGAGGACAAACTCCTTGGGGTGATTATCAGCGACCCAGTCGAGGTCTCCTCGAGCGGACGCAGATTGGATGTCCTTCCATTTGGCAGCGGTTGCAGCCCCGCCTCTCTCAGATCTCTGTTTAGCGTTGAGCGGAGGCTCTCCTCGCTCGAAGAAGTCACCATCCTTGATACAGTAGTTCCTAGCCTCCTCATGCGTTCCGTTCCGCGGTGCCAGGTACGCGTTAGGAACCCGACGTGCCACCCCCGCTCTCGCGAGTTTCGAAGCGAAGTAGAGGTATCCCTGGAGATGGGGTGTACCCTCCGTTCCAGTCTCTCTTCCGTAGACGATGTACTGACAATCGAGATGTTGCAGCAGAGTCTCATGGTCGGGTGTGTAGTTGTTGATGGTGAAGACCCACCCACGCGCTTGAGGACTTGGCATATTTTTGAACACTGAAGCCTACTAGGTCGCTCGCGCAGCGAGCAAGTCGGAAGCCCGCGGCTTCCGCTATTATTACCTAGTAGGCCTAATGCTACGGCTACGCCTAGCATTCACTCCTTGAAGAACAACTGAACTTAAGTTCAGTCAAGAATTTTCTCAGAAGAACACAGATGGCTTATCGCGCACGTAAGCGTGCTACCCGCCGTAGCGGCCGCCCTGCCCGTCAAATTCGTCGTAGACGCGCAACTCGCCGTCGCGCTCCTACGACAACTCGTCCTCGTAAACAGGCATGTATATGCCCTGGTGAACTTACGCCCACAGCCAAGTTTCTGGTCGCGCAGCTGGATCCATTCGACACCAAATGTTTGGGTGCGAAGGTCCCAGATAGCAACAGTATGCCCAGTATTGCAAATGCTGATACTGATCAGATTCCACTTGCAACTGTTGCTGGTCAAAATGTACGTGGATTTGCCTTTTGGCCCACGTACACGGACGCTGTGTTGACAGGCGGGTATTCAACAGCCGGATCACAGGATGTGTTGTGGGATACTGCAACCCAAACCCTTCCTGCTGTCGCTGCTGTTTTTAGCAATCGCCGCAATCAAGCGAATATTATCGCTTCGATTGAAGGCTCTCGTGCTGTCGCTCATGGTATCCGACTTAGTTGTTCTATTTCTCCTACAACTGCTAGTGGTTTTGTCCATGTTGGCATCGCCACAGAATCTCGTTTATCTGGTTCTAATACAGCATGGGAATTACCGAAGAATGTCTCAGAGATGACAGGTCTTGCTTTTTATAAGCGATACACTGTGGCCAGTTTGACACAGAGTCCTGTCACTATCATCAATAAGTGGATTGATGATACTGCATTCCGCTACAATATTCCAGCTTCTCGCAATGTTCCAACTAGCGCGACTGGTAATCATGGTACTTTCGAGTTTGGTGGTTCATGGGGTCAGCTCGTTGTTATTGTCGAAGGCGCTCCGTCGAGTACCAACGTACTTTCAGCTGAACATATCTTGCTTACGGAATTGCTTCCTAAGAAAGAATCGTTCATCCTTGGAACTGCAGCTGCTCCAAATAGTCCCGATACGATGTCAGTTGTATCGACTATGGTCCAAGAACAAGATTTCGCTCATACCGAAAATCAACAAGCCGAAATTGTTGCTACCGGTGTCATGTCAGCAGTCCGTGCTGCTACTGAAAGCGGAATGGAACAAGCAGGTAATCACGTCTTAAATCGTGTCGTCCTTCCAACCGCCCAGGCTTTTGGTTACAATGTCGCCATGGCGGGCATGGGATTTATAGCTCAAACAATTGGCCGGGGGTTGGCAGGCGTCAACAATGATCCTAATCGTTTGGCGCTAAACACCCGTCATTTGTAGAAATCCCCTCTGTCGAACAACTCGAGGCGATGGATGTCGATCCTCCGTCCGATCTTGTTGTCCGTCGTCGACCCCCGTCTCGACGCCAGAGTGTAAACTTTGCACCATATCCTCCTATGTATGCCTTTACTCCCAATGATATCATTCGTCAGGCTTATGATTACGAATATCGCTTGAACCGGGCCACTGGCCGTCAAGAATCCATCGTTGTTGCTGAACGCATGCGCGATGATTTGTAATGTAAATGTATTTGTATTGTTTTCTAATCGTCTTCCATCTCTTCATCCGTCTCGGTCTCGTCACCATCGTCCTCCGGGACAGTGGTCTCACCGTCACTCTCCATGTCTTCGTTCGCGGTGAGGTCGACGAAGCCTGCTCCGTTGAGCAACGCATACCCGATGTCTGCGCGTAGCATGAATCGGTAGTAGTCACTCCAGTCCTCCTGGGGCATCTCTCCTCGCTCGTACATCAGCTTCGCCTTGTTGTACATCGCGTCCAGTCCTCTCGTGATCACCTCAGCACCCGCTTGACGACTAGTAGCTGTCGCTTCATGCTGTCTGATCTCTTCACGCTGGACCCGGATCACTCCGGCTTGGGCCTCACGCAGTGACTC